TGATGGCAATCAACAAGTAAGTTCTGTTACCGTTTCAAATCAAGGATCAGGATACACCTATGGTAATGTTGACTTGATTGCTGGAGGAGTTCCAACAGGAACTACTAGACCAACGTTTAATGTTATAATTCCACCACAAGGTGGACATGGTGCAGACATTTACAGAGAACTTGGTGCATATAATGTTCTTCTGTATTCTAGAATTGAAAACGACAATGAAAATCCAGACTTCATAACAGGTAATCAAATTTCCAGAATTGGTGTTGTTGAAAATCCACAACGTTATGGATCAACAACTATCTTAAGTTCGGACAAGGCATCCGCAACCAATGCATTGAGATTGGTTGGTGTTGGATATAGCACTGCGACTTTTACGGCAGACTCTTATTTTACACAAACTGTTTCTACAGGAACTACTGCTGTTGGTAGAGTCGTTAGTTATGATCAAACTACCGGTGTTCTGAAGTATTGGCAAGATAGAAGTCTTGCAGGATTTAACACCGTTGGAACAGCACAAACAAATCCAACCTATGGATATGATTTGACTGAATTTACATCAAGTCCAGGAACAGGTGGAAGTTTGACTATTGTTCCATCTACAGGTACTGATCTAACTATTGATACAAACTTCACAGGTATATCTACCGTAATAAATAATCGTACATACTATCTTGGTCAGAGTTTTACTAGTGGTATTGCCAATCCTGAGGTCAAGAAACACTCTGGTAATATTATTTACGTTGATAATAGACCATCTATAACCAGATCGTCAAACCAAAAGGAAGACATAAAAGTTATTTTGCAGTTCTAAAGAATTATGCCTCAACAAACGAACCTCAACGTATCGCCATATTTTGACGACTTTGATCCAACGAACGATTACCACAAAGTATTATTCAAGCCTGGATACCCTGTCCAGGCTAGAGAGTTAAATACTCTTCAGTCAATTCTGCAAAATCAAGTTGAACGATTTGGTCAACACTTCTTTAAAGAAGGTGCAAAAGTAATTCCTGGAAATATTGGATATAACCAAATATATTATGCAATTCAACTTCAAAATAGTTATCAAGGTGTTCCAGTTGCTGCATATGTAGATCAATTAATTGGAACAAAGATTACAGGTCAAAGATCTGGGGTAACTGCTTTCGTTGATAGTGTAATTTTGCCTGAAGACTCTGAGAGAGGCAATTTAACATTATATATCAATTATCTTTCTTCAAGCACTGCAAACAACTCCACTCAACAATTTTTTGATGGAGAATTGTTAACATGCAATGAAACTATTTCTTCTGGGTTACTGGGAAATACTACGATTACCCCTGGAGCTCCAGTTGCATCGACTTTAGAAAATAATGCTGCAGCAGTTGGATGCTCTTTCCAAATTGAAAATGGTGTATATTTTATTCGTGGAAATTTTGTCAATGTTAATAAAGAGGTTCTGATTCTTGATCAGTACACAAACACACCTAGTTACAGAGTAGGTTTGTTTATCAATGAAGAAATTGTAACAGCAGACTTAGATGAAACTCTGAATGATAATTCTCAGGGATTTAACAATTATTCTGCACCTGGAGCAGATAGACTCAGAATAAGCACAAGTTTATTTAAAAAGCCACTGGATGATTTCAGTGATGACAATTTTATTCTTCTTGCTACAGTAATTAATGGTGTTCTTCAGACATCTAGTTTGAAGAGAGGAAATCTTGGTGGAGGAGCTGGATATAAAGATTGGACAGATACTCTTGCCCGAAGAACTTTTGACGAATCAGGACACTACTATATTAAACCTTTTGATGTAACTATTGTTAATTCTTTAAACAACAACACCGGAAATGGTGGAATCTTTAATACTGGACAATTTACTCCAGGTGGAGAAATTGCTAGTGATACTTTAGCACTCTATAAAATTTCTCCAGGAAAAGCATATGTAAAAGGATATGAAATCGAATCTTTAGGAGTTACTTATCTTGATGTAGATAAACCAAGAACGACCAGAACTTTAGACAATCAAAATATAATTTATAATACTGGACCAACTTTCAAAGTAAATACTGTTTACAGATCTCCAAGTATTGGAGTTGGTAACACTTATGCGGTAAGTTTAAGAAATCAAAGAGTTGGATCTGATCAAGAAACTGCACCTGGAAAGGAAATAGGTCTTGCTAGAGTTTATGATTTCAGACTTGAGTCTGGATCATATAACGTCAGTAATGGAAATTTAAATCAATGGGACTTGGCACTTTTTGATGTTCAAACTACCACTGAGATTGCCTTAAATCAAGCACATACTTTAAGCGTTCCAACTTTTGTTAAAGGTGAATCAAGTGGTGCTACAGGATTTTTAAGATATGCTGTAAATGCAGGTACTGCAATGACAGTGTATGATACTAGTGGAACTTTTGTTCTAAATGAAAGACTTTCTTTTAATGGGATAGAAAATGGAAGAATTGCTATTGCTGTAACAGAAAATAGCATATCTGATGTAAAATCAATTTATGGAACTTCTAATACTCTTGAACTTTCTGATGGCATTACCGGTGTCAACACTTTTAGTGCGAATGTAATTCAATCTCCTAAGTTTTTTGTTGGAGTTGCTACTATTACTCCAGTTTCTGGTGGAGTTAGCACGGTTCGTAGTTCTTCCAATGATAGATTCCCAGGAACTATTGTAAAGGAAAATGATATTATTCAATATACCGATACTACTTCTACTGGTTTAACAGAAGATCCAATTACAGCTAGAGTTGTTAGTGTTGGTGCAACTCATATCACAATTGAAGGGGTTAATACTGTTTCTGGAATTGCTAGTGGATTTTTGCCAGCATCTCAGATTGAAGTATCGAATTTCAGAATTGTAACAACTGCCTTATCATCATCTTCTGACAATACTCTGTTTACACCTCTACCAAAAGCAAATATTTCTAGTGTAGATATTTCAGAATCTATTTTATCGGTCAGAAAAACATTTACCGTTAATATTTCATCAAATCAACTTTCTGCTGATGTGCAAGCAGCAGCCAATGAAACATTCTTGCCGTTTGATGATGAAAGATATCTTTTAACAAGATCTGATGGAAGTACAGAAGCACTTTCATCCGATAAATTTGAAATTGGTGCTGATGGAAAAACTCTTCAAATCAGAGGACTTGGAACAGACGATACTGGTGCCACTCTTATCGGTACACTCAGAAAAACTAATCCAAAAGCAAAAGTAAAAATTAAAAATAAAGTAAATTCAATTATTGTAAATAAGTCTAAACTTGAGGGTTCTGGTATTGGATCAACTACCCTGAATAATGGATTAGTTTATGGTGCATATCCATATGGAACTAGAGTAGAAGATGAAGTTATTTCTTTGAATTATCCAGATGTTATAGAAATTCATGGAGTTTATGAGTCAGCAAACACTAGTACTGCTTCTGCACCTAGAACATCTCTTTTAAATATTAACAGCACTTCCACAACAACTTCTGAATTTTTAATTGGTGAAAGAATTACTGGACAAACCAGCGGTGCTGTGGCAATACTTGCAGAAATTATTGACGATGCAAACATCTCATTTATTTACAAAAATGAGGCTGTGTTTGTTGAAGGAGAAACTGTAACATTCCAAGATTCTAATCTTTCTGCTAGGATTTCCACGTTAAGCACACCAAGTTTTAATATTTCACCCAATTATACGTTTAGAACTGGTCAAGAAGGAACATTCTATAACTACGGTTCTATTAAAAGGAAGAATAAAGCAACAAAACCAACAAATCAAATTAAAATTTACTTCTCTAGTGCATATTATGATTCTACTGATGATGGTGATGTAACCACTGTCAATTCATATGAACAATTTGATTACACAAATGATATTAAATCTATAGACATTTATAGAACCTCAGATATCATTGACATTAGACCAAGAGTTTCCAATTATACAGTAACAACCGGAGTAAGATCTCCACTTGAATTTTTAGGAAGAACATTTAACTCTTCTGGTCAATCGGCACTTAATGTTCTTGCATCAGATGAGGCAATTGCCGCAGATGTCTCATACTATCAAGGAAGAATTGATAGAGTCTTTCTTTCAAAAGATGGTAAGTTTCAGATTGTTTACGGTGCGCCATCCGACAATCCAATTAAACCAAATCCAATTGATGATGCTATTGAAATTTGCACTATAAACCTTCCACCATTCTTATTTACACCTGAAGAAGCAAAAATTTCTTTCAGTGAATATAAGAGATATCGTATGCAAGATATCAAAAAACTTGAAGATAGAATTAGAAATCTTGAATACTATACGACGTTATCTTTATTAGAAAAAGAAACTGCAAATCTTTTTATTGCAGATAATGATGGTTTGAACAGATTCAAAGCAGGATTCTTTGTTGATAATTTTTCAGGATTCCAAACTCAAGATGAATCTTTTGGAATTCAAAACTCAATTGACAGAGGTCATGGTGAATTAAGACCAAGACACTATACAACTTCTGTTGATTTGGTTCACGGACCAGTAGTTGATACTGATCAAACAAATGATATTAATTTTGCAACTGTTGAAGGAAATAATATTAGAAAACAATCAAATGATATCATTTCCCTAGATTATGCTGAAGTTGAATACTTGTCTCAAACATTTGCTACAAGAACTGAAAGTGTAACTCCATTTTTGATTAGTTTCTGGAATGGAACTCTTGAGTTAACTCCAGCCTCTGATAATTGGGTCGATCAATCAAGACTTGAAGCAAAAATTATTGAGACTGAAGGTAACTATGCCGAAACTTTCAATAACTTAGTTGAAAATGGTACTATTGATGAGCAGACTGGATTTGGTCCTATTCTCTGGGATTCTTGGGAAACTAACTGGGGCACAATTAGTGCCACAGAAACAACGCAAAGAAGAGTTGAAAATAATGGACCAGATACAATTCATCGTCAAGGTCCAGGTGGAAGAGGTAGGCAGAGTGTAGAAAGAAGAACTGTAACAGATCGTGTTTTTGAAGATACTTTTAGAACAAGAGTTCAAGAAGGTGTTCAGAACAGAACTGGTGTCAGAACTATTGTAACTGAAGACTTTGAAATGAATTCTGTTGGTGACAGAGTTGTAAGTAGAGAATTGATTGCAAATATGCGATCAAGAAACATTGAGTTCGTATCCAAGAGAGTCAAACCACTTACAAGACTTTATGCATTCTTTGATGGTGTTGATGTCACCAAGTATTGTGTTCCAAAACTCTTAGAAATTTCAATGACTTCTGGAACTTTCCAGGTTGGAGAAACTGTTGAGGGTGTAATTTTAAGAACAGGTCTCTCTGAAGAATTGGCAGATACATCTCCAAGGATTACATTTAGAGTTGCACAATCTAATCATAGAGAAGGTCCATATGATGCACCTACAAAAACCTTCCCACAAAATCCATATACTGTTAGACCTTTAGCACAGTCATATTCCTCAACTTCAACTATTTTGAATGTCGATACTGCTTCACTTGCTGCACAAGCAAGAGGAGACTTCCATGGTTTTGTTGGAACTGGAATGGTCTTAAGAGGGAGCACAAGTGGAGCACAAGCAACTATTACCAATGTAAGACTTGTATCAGACCTGTCTGCTACATTGATTGGAAGTTACTATATTCCAAATCCAAACAATATCAACTTCCCTAAATTTGAGACGGGAACAAAGGTATTTACTCTCGTTAACGACCCCGACAATAATCAAGATCTTGCAACAACAATCGCTGAAGAAGGATTTACTTCTGCAGGAACTTTGGAAACAGTTCAAGAAAATATTATTTCTGTTAGAAATGCTAGAATTGAACTGAAAAATGAATTTGAAAGTAGAAATGTAAGTAGAGATCTTGGAACCGAAACTGTTGGAACCAGATTGGTTGGTAGTCAAACTAGAACCCAAACAATTATTACTTGGTATGATCCACTGGCACAATCCTTCTTGGTTAAAGATGAAACTGGTGTCTTTATGACAAGTTGTGATGTGTTCTTCAGATCCAAAGATGACATGGATATTCCTGTTGTCTTCCAACTTAGAACTATGGATGGCGGATTCCCAACACCAAGAATTCTGCCATTCTCTGAAGTTGTTTTGGATCCAGATGATATTCAAACTTCTTCGGATGGATCTATTGCTACAAATATTCAGTTCAAAGCACCAGTTTACCTTGAGGGTGGAAAGGAGTATGCTATTTGTTTAGCATCTAACTCAACCAAATACAGTGTTTACATTTCCAGAGTTGGTGAGAATGATCTTTTATCAGATACCTTTATTTCAAACCAACCAAATATTCAACAAGTTGGATCTCTGTTTAAATCTCAAAATGCTTCAACATGGGAACCAAGTCAGTGGGAAGATCTTAAATTCACTCTTTACAGAGCAGACTTTATTGAAAATGGAAGTATAGAATTCTATAGTCCAGAATTGACTGATGGTAATAAACAGATCCCAACGTTGCTCCCCAACCCAATCAATCTCAATTCTAGACAAATTAGAGTTGGTCTTGGAACCACTGTTGCTGATGTTTATGAAATTGGAAACACATTCTTCCAGCAAGGGACTAATGCAACTGGTGATCTGGTCGGGACCGCTGGAACTGCAACAGGAACTCTGACTGTTAGCAATGCTGGAATTGGATATACACCAATAGATGGAAATCAAGCATTTAGTGGTGTAAATCTTGTAACTATCACTGGTAATGGTAGAGGTGCAACGGCAGATGTAACAGTTAATAGTGGTGTAATTGGTGTTGCAACAATTACAAACGGAGGTTCTGGATATCAAGTTGGAGATGTTCTTGGAATCACTACCATCGGTATTGCAAGTGTTGGCAGAAATGCGAGACTAACTGTTGCTGGAATTGGACAAACAAGCGAACTTATTCTTAATAATGTACAAGGTGAATTCGTTGTTGGTGCAGCAAATACGTTGTTCTTCTTCAATAGTTCTGGAATTAGCACAGAATTAAATTCTTCTGGTGCCGCAGGACTTGGAACTGGTGGAGATGTTCAAATATCAACTATCAATATTGACAGTGATGGACTCCATCTTAATGTCAACCATCAAAACCATGGAATGTATTTCACCGATAACCTTGTTAAGTTATCGGGAATTGCTCCTGATGTCAAACCAACAACACTTACTGCTGGATATCCTGCAGATTCTACAGACGGAATCACAGTTGCTCTTGCATCCAACTTTACTACTTTTGAAAAAGTTGGAGTTGGAACAACCAATACAGGTTATCTCCTGATTGGTGATGAGATCATCGAATATACAAATGTCTCTGGAAACACGATTGGTGGTGATATTGTTAGAGGACCAAATCCAAAGACATATCCAGCTGGAACACCTGTCTACAAGTATGAACTTGGTGGTGTTAATTTAAATAGAATTAACACAACTCATGATCTTTCAAATGTTACCGAATCTGATCAATTTACATTTGATTCTTATAAGATTAAATTGGACATGACTTCAGCAACTGGCACGGACAGAAGCACTGATGTTGGTTGGCCAAAACTTTATGTTGATAGCACCAAGTCCGCTGGTGGATATCATGTAAAAGCAACTCAAAATATACCATTTGAACTCATTACTCCAAATGTTCAAAATATTACAGTTCCTGGAACCGTAATAACAGGTGAACTTAGAACCACGACTTCTAAGAGTTTCAGTGGAAGTGAGTTTGCATATATTGATTCTGGATTTGAAGACATTACTATCAACCAGAAAAATTATTTTGAAACTCCAAGAATGATTGCATCTAAGATCAATGAGGATGCACGATTAACAAATATTCCTGGATCCAAATCTATGAATATGAGACTCTTCCTTAACACGACTGATACTAGAATTAGTCCAGTTATTGATGGTCAAAGAGTCAGTGCCGTTCTGACAAGCAACAGGGTAAATGATGTAATTACAAATTATGCAACTGATTCCAGAGTTGATTCTCCATTAGAAGATCCTACAGCATGTCAATATGTTTCTAAGGAGATATTGCTTGAAAATCCAGCATCTTCTATCAAGATTATTGTTTCTGCACACCTGAATGAAGAGGCTGATCTAAGAGCATTCTATGCAATCAACAATAGAAATGGCGTGGATCCAGTCTTTACACCATTCCCTGGATATTTGAACTTGAACACTAGGGGTGAAGTAATTGCTGCAGAAAATAATAATGGACTTCCAGATAGTTATGTTGTGAAATCAAACTCTTATGTCTTTAATCCATATCAAACTGATTATAAGGAGTATACCTTTACTATTGATCAACTTCCTTCCTTTAGAAATTATAGAATCAAATTGAACTTGACATCTAGATCACAATGTTATGTTCCTAAGATTAGAGAACTGAGAGTAATCGCTTTAGCATAATATGGATGTTTACGGATTAGATGGAAATAAGGATCTCGCAAGAGATCCTCAAACAAATGCAATACTTAATGTAAATGATCTTGACTATCAACAGTATCTTTCAACACGTAAAGTGAAATCTGAAAAGAATCAAAAAGTACAAACCATTGAGCAAGAAGTTGCTAGTATGAAGGATGATATTGATGAGATTAAATCATTACTTAAGGAGTTATTAAATGGATCCCGACAAAATTGAACTTAAAAATTTATCAAAAAGTTTTGCATATACTAAACTTGCTTCTGAGATAGATAGTTGTGATGATAAAGATATATTGAGAAATATCGCAAAAGCATTTTGTAAATTATATTATAAACAACAAGAAAC